TCCCTGAGGAACGGCGTGAACTCGACCGGATCAAGTATGGAGAAGATCACCCGCTCTACCGATCAAAGCACCTTGCGGAGTTCACGGAGGATTCAGAACGCCTCATTCTATCCGCGCCAAGGTTGCGCGATGCGCTGACAAAGCAGCCGGAACCAAACGCAAACGGCGAGGTTGTCGCTTTCTGTGACTTCGCTGCCGGGGGTGATGAGAACGCCCTAGCGGTTAGACGCGGAAACAAGGCGCGATTGGTGAAGGCGTGGACGGAGAAGGACACGATGCAAACGTGCCGGGAGTTTGTGAAGTTGTTTGAGGCTGAGAAGCTCACGCCGGGTCAAATCTACGGGGACGCGGACGGCATGGGGACCGTATTCTGTGACGTTCTGGCAGAGATGGGGTGGCGAATCAACCGCTTTCACGGCGGGGCTAAGGCGAGCGAACCGGAGGAATATGCGAACCTGATCGGGGAAGTCTGGCACGTTGCGGCAAGGGAGATTGAGCGGGGCAGGATCAACCTTGGCGAGCTTGACCCCCTCACTTTCGAACAGTTGACCACCCGAAAGAGCGAATGGAGTGACAACGGGAAATTGCGCTGCCAATCGAAAGAGAAAATGAAGAAGGAGGGGCTGAAATCCCCTGACCGGGGTGATGCTCTTGTGGGGTGTATCGCGTGCGGTTCCCGGCTTTACGGCGCGTGGACTGCCAGCAGCAAAGCCGAGACGAAGCCGGGGACGTTTGCCGCGCCAACCATCACGGGATTCAATTCTATTTAAGACTTGCGAAAAGTCTATTTTAGTCTATTCGGGGCGCATGACGAAAGCCGAAACTCAGGGCGTGACCTTCCCCCTTCCCGCGCAGTATCGCCAGCAGGATTATGACTTGGCCAACGTCACGCCGGATCAGGTGCGCTCCATCCTCCGCAACGTCCGCAACGGCAGGCTGGAAGATCAAGACCGCCTTTTCCGCCTGATGCTAGACACTTGGCCGCGATTGCGGAAGAACCTAGGCGAAGTAGCAGGGGCTGTCTCGCGCCTCCCACTGGAAATCATCGCGCCGATTGCCGAGGGCCAAGAGGAGGCCACCCCAAAAGCATCCGCGATTGCCGACGTTGTGAGGCGGGCGTTCAACTCCTACGCGCCGAAAGCAGGGGCGTGGGAGCTATCGGGACCGGATTCAATGAAGGCGGGGATTGCCGCGTATCTCAAGGGCACGGTGGTTTTGGAAATCGTCTGGCAGATTGCCAATGGCATCGCATCACCCCGCTGCTACTCGCCAGTCCCGGCGAAATACCTCTCATTTCCCCAGCAGGGCAACGAAGTGGACAGGCTGATGGTTGCCCCTCAAGGCGTGCCGACCTCGACACTGGAGGACTTCCCGCCAGACCGCTTCCTTGTTTTCGTTTGGTCAAACTTTGACGCGCATCCCATCCACGCCGCTCTATTGCGTCCGCTGGCGAAGGAGTGGCTGGCCTACATTTACGGAAAGGGATGGGCGATGCAATACGCGCAGCTTTTCGGGATTCCATGGCGAACCATTAAGACGGATGGCAGCGATGAGGCCAACGCGGAGGCCGACGCATTCCTTGCTAACATCGGATCAAGCGGATGGGCGAGGCACACGACCAGCACGGAATTTCAGATCCATGATGGGGTGAAGGGTGACGCCGCCCAACTTCCTCAAATGGTCATCGCGCACGAAGCCGACAGGCAATGCGACATCCTTCTGCTAGGTCAGACCCTCACGACGGACGTAGGGGACAGCGGCAGCCGCGCACTTGGCGACGTTCACATGGCGGTTCGTGCTGACGTTCTCCAAGCCGTAGCATCATGGGTTGCGGGCGTCATCACCGATCAACTCATTCCGGCAATCGTGCGTTTCAATTTCGGCAGCGTGCCAACGGAGGAGATGCCGTATTGCGAAATCAAAGTGCCCGAAGCGCGGGACGAGAAAGCCATTGCTGAGCGGGTCAAGCTCTTGAAAGAAATCGGCTTGGACATTCCGAAGAAGTGGGCGCATGAGACGCTTGGCGTGCCTATCCCAGAGCCGGGGGATGAGTTGCTGGAATCGAAGCCGGAGGAGACACCGCCGCCGCCGCTCAACGTGCCGCCACAGGACGACGAGGGCGATCAGGAAGATGATGATGAGGAAGGGTTGCGACCTACTGACGAGATGGCCATAGCCGCCAGCAAAGCACTCGAAATGCGCCGACTTGCCCCACCCGGACAGCGGACCATGGGCGGGCTAGGAATGGCACGCGCAAGGGACATTGCTAACGGCGTCCCGCTGTCGGTGGAAACCGTGCGATCAATGGTTGCCTACTTCGACAAGGTGGAAGCCGTCCGCGCATCATGGCCAGAAGGCGCGAAGGAATGGCAGGCATGGAACGGCTACGGCGGGGACGCCGGGGCAAAATGGGCGCGGGAAACTCTCGAAAGAATCCAATGACCGCCGAGCAAGTTAAAGCCAAGTATGCCAAGCGGTTTCCCGAAATTGCGGAGGCATGGCTTGGCGTGATTGACCGGGAGCTTGCCGACCTCATGGACAAAAGTGAACGCATGACCATCGGCGCGTTCTATGCCGAGGTTGAGGCATCGCTTGCCCGCATCCCAAGGATGTTTGATGAGCTAGGCATTCAAGGACTTTCCGAGGAGCTAGAGGAGGCGATTGGCGAGGCGGTGATTGCTGGACTAACAGAAAAGAAACCATGAACACGGGCAAATCATTCATCACGGTCAAGGTTGATTCATCACAGATAGACGAGGCTAGGCTAGATTTCATCCGATTAACCTCCACTCCCGTAAGGCGCGAAGCTGTTAGGATAGGAGCAGAAGCGGCTTTGGTTTCTGTCAAGGGATACTATGCAAGAGGCGGGCGGCCCATGTGGGAAAACAAGTCTCTTCCAACGCATGGCCCCGGAAGAACTAGCACCAACTGGTTTTTCCCGGTGGAAAGCGGTTGGCACATTTCCAGCGCCAACGGCACAAGCACGACCTTATCAAACAACACCGTTGGCCTGGCGCACAAGGTCACAGGCGGAACCATCCGGGCGAAACGCAAGCGATTCCTGACAATCCCCATTGATCCAAGGGCGCACGGAAGGAGTGCCGCTGACTTCGCCAGCAAGTTCGGAAAGCTCTTTGCCGTCAAAGGCGTGCTGGCAATCAGCGATGGGGAAGGCGGAATCAAATCCATCTATGCCCTCCGCAAGTCCGTCACACACGCGCCATGGCCGGGAGCATTGCCGCCAGAGAGGGAATACGTCGAAGCGTTTTCCGATGCCGCAATCCGTCACATCGTCTCCATCATGGAAACTTAGCATAGACTAAGATTTTTAGCCTAGGCTAAGATTTTATTTGACGGGGTTGATTGTTTCGGGTAATTCCGGCACAGATGCTTGCTACGGAATCAATCCAATCCGGTTTCTCCGCTGAGATTTCAGCCGTGGAATCGTCGATTGTTTACCTGCCGGAAGGTGTCCACGAAATCTCCGCCACCGTTGACGGCAAGCCCCAGAAGCGCAAGGTCACGGTTGACGAGCGCATCCTTGCCGGATTCAGCGATGACCTCAAAGCCCGCCAGTCCCGGAACGTCCGCCCCTTTGGTGGATTCGATCACAAGGAAGGCCCTGCGTCATTCATTCCCCTTGAGTTTCGCTACGAGCGCGGAACCGGATTGATCCTTGACGTTGAATGGACCGCCGCAGGACGCGCAGCAATCGACGGCAAGGATTACAGCTACTTTTCCCCCACGTTCTCCCTCGCTAAAGGCAAGGGCATTCCCGTTGGCCTGCTCAAACGCGGCGAGGTGGGATCACTCGTCAACGAACCAGCCTTTGAAGAAATCGAACGCATCGCAGCCTCACACACCGAAACCATGGACATCCAACACCTCATTGAACTCGGACTCGTCGAAGCGGGTCAAGACCCCGCCACCGCGCTAGAAGCCGCGAAAGCCTCGCTTGCGACCCTCCGCGAAACCGCCTCAACCGTCGAAACGATTCAAGCCGCTGCTACCACCGCAACGGAGGAAGTCAACGCCGCCAAGGTTGAACTTGAAACCGTGAAGGCCGCAAACGTCAAACTCGCTACCGAACTCGAAACCCTCAAAGCCGCCAACAAGCAGGCCGTCGAAGCCGCTGCCGATAAAGCGATTGAGGAAGCCGTTCAAGCTGGCCGGATTCCCGCGCAAGATGAGGAAACCAAAGCCTTTTGGCGCGAATCCATCCTCGCCAAGCCCGACAACGCAAAAATCCTCGCCGCTCTCCCCGGTAAAGATGCACTGAAAGGCGAAACCATCCTCGCAGGCCGCAAGACCGCAGACGATGACAAGCCGAAAGGAATGGACGCCGTGCAAGCCGCCTTTAAATCTGAACTGGAAGAACTCACCAAGTAACATCTAACACTTTACCCTAAACCACCATGCCTAATAACCTAACTCTCCTTGACCTCGCCAAGCTCAACGGCTCCGATAAAGTCGTTGGTTTGATCGAAGAAGTCGCCACCGTCGCCCCCGAGGTGACGATCATCCCGGCCCGCACGATTCGCGGAACCAGCTACGACACCGTCATCCGCAACTCCCGCCCAACCGTTGCATTCCGTTCCGCCAACAAAGGAACCGACGCCACCAAATCCAACTTCACCCCGCGCAAGGTTGAAGCGTTTATCTTGTCTTCCCGCGTGGAAGTGGATAAGGCCGTTGCCAAAGCATACGAAGACGGACCGGACGCGCTCATGGCAATCGAAGCCGCTGGTGTGATGGCTGCCGCCCTTGTCACCGTTGGATCTCAAACCATCTACGGCGATGCTGCAACCTCGCAAGGCTTCTTTGGCCTGCAAGCCCTCGCAACCGCGCTTGATGCTGTCATCACCGACGCAGGCGGAAGCACCGCTGGAACGGGTTCCTCCGTTTATATTATCTCCGCAGGAAATCAAGGCGTTCAATACGTTTACGGCACCGGAACCACGTTTGACCTCTCGCCCTTCCGCGAAGGTGACGCCACCGACGCAGACGGCAAACGGTTCGCGGCTTACATCGCGGACCTCACCGCATGGGTTGGCCTTCAATGCGTCAACAAACACGCCGTTGCCCGCCTCAAGGACTTTACCGAAGATTCCGGCAAAGGAGTCACGGATGCGAAGATCCTCGACGCCCTGCGCAGGATGCCAATCGGAAGCCGCCCAACTCATATCCTTATGAGCCGCCGCTCCGCTTATCAGTTGGCTATCTCCCGCACGATCACTCCAAACGCCAAGGTTGAAGCCGCAACCGGACTGGTCAACGGGCTTCCCACCGAGTCTAACGGCCTGCCGATCATTGTCACCGATTCGATCACGGACACCGAAACCTTGTCCTAATCCCCAACCTCCAACTCATAACCACTTAATCCCATGGCCTTCGAATTTAGCAATAACCTCACGGACGCGAATTACATCACCACCAAGGCGCTTCACACTACTGAAGCTCTCTCCAACTCCTTCGACTTGGAAACCATTGTTGGCGGTGACATTCAAGACATCGTGGTGGAAATCAAGTCGCCAGCATCAGTCGCAACCACTGGAAAAATCTGCACTTATGTCCTTCAAGACAGCGCGGACAACACCACGTTTGCAAACATTGACCCGCTGACCTCTACCACCATCACCGCCGCCGATTCCGCGCTTGCTGCCAAAACCATCCGCTTCCGCATGACGCCGAACACCCGGCGCTACATTCGGGTCAAGCAAACTGGCGACACCCTCGGATCGGTTGCAGGTTCTTACACCTTCTCCCTCCTCTTCTGATTTTTGTCGGTTGCTCATTGGTCCCGCCCCCGGTTTCTGCCGGGGGCGGCGATGAGCTAACAGATTAACTCCAATGGCATGGACACCCCTAACATCCGCAGGACTTCAAACCCGTCTATCTCAAGACGAGT